TTAATAATTTTTTTAATTGCTTTAGCTGAGTTACTCATAATAGAACTCTCATTTAAATTTATACCTAATCCCTCTAACAAATTAGCTAAAAGGACGATATCCTGCTCATCATTTAAGTCAGGATATCCTTTTGGAAATTTATATGAATATTTTTTAAAAAATAAATCTAATGTGTCCATTATGCTGGTAGTGTTTCTTCAGGTGTTTCTTCTGCTGGAGCTTCTGGAGCTGGTGTTTCAGGGGTAGGTTCTGAAGATGCTACTTCTTCTTTAGCTGGTGTTTCTTTAGCACCGTATGATAAAATTCTAGCTATAGCCTCTATACAATTCTGTTCTTCACTTATATTTAATAAGTAATATTTTTTACCTTCAACTTTACCAATCCATGAACGATCAGTATAAGTTAAATAAAATACTTGATCATTTGCTAATATAATACGAAATGTAGTAGGACGAGGTGCTACCCATTCAATGTCTTTAATGAATAAATCATATTGATCTGTTAATAAAGAAACAATAGTATCTTTTAATGTTGGAAATTTAACCAACACAGGAAATCTAGTAGTATCTAAAGATATAGTTGATGGTGGATTGTCAAGATCAATCTTAGGAGATTTCACTTTAGAATATACCTGTTTTACTAGACTTTTTATTTTACCCGCTAATTCATCTCTAGTCATTAGGATCTTAATTTATTCATTACATTTTGAACTAATTCACTAATATTTTTTTCTTCATCTGGTGATACAATGTTGTTATAATCAGCCATATTAAGAGTTCTATTTTCTTTAGATAAAGCAATCATATTCTCAGCAGCAGAATGTAAATCCATATCTGTTTCAGCATCTTCTTTAGCATACTCCATCATACGAATTAGTAATGGAACATCCATTTTAACTATATCAATTGGATCTTTTTCCTCTACTGGTTTGCGAGTTTTAACAAATTCAGCTGAATTGATTTCTTCTTCAACAGGTCCCATAAGAGATTTCTTAATCATCTCTTTGATTTTTTGTTTATTTTCTTTATCTAAAGAATTTTTAGCTAATTTCATTGCTCTACCATACATTACTTTAGGAGCCTCAGCTCCATACTTGTCAATAAATTCATCAGCTTCACTCTTGTACTGTGAGTAAAACTTATTAAATAGTTCTAACTGTCTAGTACTAATGTTAGCCATTACTTATTTTGACCACCCAATACTTGTGTTCTAACAAGCATTGTGATTGTATTACCAATCTGATTAATAAGTTTTTCGTCGCCTAACTGTTTAGCAGAGGCATAAGCCTTTTGTAATGAATCCTGGATAGATTTAACAGTTGGATCAATGTCCATTCCTCCATCTGTAGGAGTCATAGTGTCCATTGATGGCTCAACTGGTGGTTCTTCAGTATCCATATTAAGATCTACATCTACATCTTCTTGTGGAGCTACATCTTCTGGTTCATCTTTTTTCTTTTTCTTAGCTTCGTCAACTGAAGATTTAACTAATTCCTTAATTTTTTCTCTAAGAGTTGACTCATGAAGTGATTCAGGAGTAGTGAGTGGCTTACCAAAAGCCAATTTTTGCATATGAGTGAATTGATTGTTCATTTTAAGCACAGTATTTTGTTATAAATATTGAATCTTTATTAAATTTACCTCTTTTTGTCATGTAAGTAGTCAGTCAATATACTACCTATGGCACCTATTTTTTGTCTTAATAAAATCCATTCATCTAATGAAAGTGTATGTTCTTTACTATAATATGATATGGCTAAAGTACCTACAAAATTATCATTTAAATCTTTTATAGCTAAAATATAGAAAGACTTGGTTTTATAATTTTTACCAAGTACAGGAAATAGTCCACAATCAATTGTATTATTTTTACAACTTTCAATATTTAATTCACCTTCTTTATATAAAAGAGAAAATACTTTAGGGAATAAAGATACTGGGATATTTTGGAATGTTTCTTTTATTGATGCCGCTTTATCAGAGGTACGTTCATAAAATATACTAAATTTTTTAATTGATTTGCCTGTAGGGTAAAAATGGCCGCCATTATGAAATTGAGCTATACAAACTCTATCACACTTTAATTCTTCCATTAATATCTCAAGTTGACGATCTATCTTTTCATCAGTATCAATAGATTCACCTAAAGCATCAGCATTTGACTTTTTATTAAAGAATTTAGTTTTAGCCCATTCTACTATAATAGGTCCAATTATAGCTGTTATTAAAGCGATTAAAATAGTTAATGTTGAACTAGTGACTGTCATTTTTTCAAACTTTGTAAATATTTGATTGTTTCTTCCTTGCTTTCCAACAACTTTTTCTTACTAGAACCAACCCAACTCTCTACATCACCATTTTCAGTGATAAAAGATTCATTTGAACTATTTATAACCTCATCTATCCAAACTGAATATTCTTGTATTAAGTTATCAAGATCTGAATTTAGGATGTTTTTCTCATATACTTCCCATAAACCTTGTTTACGAATATCAGTTTCAAAATCTATTTGACAATTAAAACATCTTTTATATTGAATGTAAAATAATTTATCATTCTTGTTTTTCATCAATTGATCACAACAAGGACAAAATAATGGTAAGGTAACAGATTGTTTAGCCTTATCCAATTTAGTAATATTTTGTTTTATACCATTTTTAATGGTCCATGTACGATCATTTTCTTCCCATACATCTCCTTCTTCATGAACCTCTTGTTGTTTACTATAACCTATACCTGCAGTTGTTCTTTCACCTTGTTTACCTGTCATAAGGTTACGTAAGCGTTGAACATCAGCTTTTTTAAAATCTTTTTTTAACATAACTGTTATTTGTTAAACAATTTTTTAATTTGTTCTTTAACTATTTGACGTGCTTCATTTAATGCTTCTTTCTCATCTAAACTAGAATCAATATTAGCATTTTTCATAACTGTGTCAATAATATTTTTAGTTACTTGCTTAGTTGGATTACGTTTAGCTGGGAATATTAATGATTCTCCTTCAATTGTCCACTTTAAAAGGCTAGGTTTTGAAGCTAAAGATTTAATAAAAGCATCTACTGCTTGTTTAGTCTTAGGAGGAAATGGTTTACCTCTTTCTTTTTCTAATTTTTTCTTAGCAAATGGTTGGTTAGGACCAAAATAATCTACTACTGCTTTTTCAACATCAGCTTTAGTATTTCTTAAATTGGAAACATATGGACCATAATTATCTACAGTTTCAAATGCTTTAACTACCTCATCAGCAGACACAATTTGAGGTGTAAGTACTAAATCATATATGATTTTTTCTTTAGAACTTACTGGAGTTTCTTCTCCACCTCCTTGAGGTTCATCTTGTTCTACTAATCTGTATTTATATTTACTCATAATCCTAGTTCTTTTAAATCATTAATAGTTTGTTGTGCTGATGTATGTAAAATACCGATACCGCCCTCATAAACCCATTCATTAATGTTATCAGGGCGATCGTCTATAAGTATTTTGTTTTTGCCGGAGTAATTTCTTTTTTTCTCTCGTCTTGCTAAAATCAGTTTAGTTCCTGGTAAATTTTCATTTACCCATAAATGTTTACCATAACGAGATGAAGGATTCATTGATGGAGCTGAAAGTAAAACTGGTTTATATTTACTTATATAGTTCCATAATTCTTTACCATCAGGCATCCAAGGCATTTTAGCCCAATATTGGGCTCCTACTTTATCTATAATTTCCCAAAACTTTTTAGTACCAAACCTTGACTCATATTCTTTAGGTTTCATACCTCCAAATTGATCAAAACGTCTATCAAAGTCACATAATACTCCATCCATATCACAATAGATTTTGTATTGAGCAACTTGAGCAGCTTGTTCTTCTTCTTTAAGTTGTCGGTATATGTCTGTTAATTTATATTTCATTTTTAATTGAATCTTCCCAGTTTCTAAGAGTCATATTTCCATATTCATATGCCTCACGCTCTAATTGATCTAAATCTCCACCTTCATTAGTGTTAGTAGTATTAATATGGTTTAATCTACCTTCATTATCTTGAATACGATGAATCATTTCATGAGCATATGAACGTAATATATCTTTAGGATGGCGTCCATAAGTGTATAAAGTGATTGAACAATTGTTAGGATCATAATACGCTGTTTTACCTAAGATATTTGAAGCGTTTTTAACATCGTTTTTTATTATTTTTAACTTAGGTAAAGGTGCTATATTCATACCTTTATCAACCATATATTTAGTTAATGAAGCTAAAGCACTTTTAAAATCTACTGGTTGTTCATGTTGACAGCCACAATTTTCTTGTAGTGATTCAGGTTGAATAAATTTATAAAAGTATTCTAATGCTTCTAACTTTTCTCCAGTCAATTTGTTCCTTAAAACCTCATACATATGATCAGGATTCTTTTTTAAAGCATCAAATATATCAGCATATAAGGCCCAATATTTAATTTCTTTATTTGAAAGTTCCTCAATCTTTTTAATACCAAATGCTTCAATAAAGTCTGAGTATTCTATTCCGTCAGGTAAGAATCTAGTAATATCTCCTTCATCTTGTAATGCTTTTCTAAAATCAGTAGCATTTAAGTTTCCGGCTTTATCACTTATAGTACCACCATCAATGATCTTAACATTTGGTTTACCAATAAGTGATTTATATCTATCTTCTTCTCCTTTACCATATGCTACTATAAAATTACCTTCTGGGTTTTCTTTTATAGTATCTAAAACATACTTAACAGGAGATTTATCAACTACTCTAACATCTATTTTATCACCAAGTAAAGTTTTATATAAGTTCCAAACTGCTTCACTTTGTTGAGCAGTTATACCGTCAACAGTTAAAGGTGATATAACTATAATTACTTCATCAGCCTTATCTAACAATTGTTTAGCTACAGCAAAATGTCCTTTATGAGGTGGTTTGAATTTGCCTGGATATAAGGCTACTGTTTTAGTAGTCTTTTCTAATAAGGGTTGTATTAGTTCTTTAACTAGAGAGTTCATTTAACGAATTTATTTACCTTACTAGGTAATTCTTTAATATCAGTTGGGGTTAATTGAGTTTGAATATCATCGTAAGTATCAGCTATTTTCTCAATATTTTTCTCTAAAGTCTTACGAGTAGTTTCTCTTTGTTTTTCTCTTTTAGCTAATTCATCTGGTGATAAACCAACATCAGATTTTTTAAATGTAGATTGAAATTCACCTGTAGATAGTAAATTATTGAAATATTCTTTTAATTTACCTTCATCATAAGCTTTTTGAAAATTTTCAATTTCCTTAAATTCTTCAGGAGTTGAAGCAGGTGAACTAACTAATATAAAGTTATCACCAAATATTCTTTTATAATCGCCAATTAAGTTATAAACATTAGCCCAAGTACCTAAAACACCAACCGCTGGTACTTTACGTTCACGTTTATAGTTTCTTAAAAATGATACAATAGGATGAGCATAAACCATGATCATCATTACATCATATCCATTACTTGTTAATTCATCTAAGATTGGTTGCAATGTACCTAAATTAGATGCTGTAGTATCGTATATAAGATTTTTCTTATTAGTAATAGCGTTTGGTAGATCTTTTTTTCTAATTTGAGAGGACGCGGCAGATAAGTTACCATACATTGGTGAATCCTTATCTTCTACATATTTGTCAGCATTTAAATTTTCAAATCCCTTTAATGAGGATTTAATAGAATTTAGTACTGTTGATTTACCTACTGAGGCACCTCCAGCCATTATGATAGCTTTAGGTTTAGATGAGATTTCTAATAAAAGATCTGTAAGTTTTATCATCCCTTAAATATAAATAAAGAACTTGGGTAAGCCAAGTCCCTTATAAATATTAATAGAGATTAAGAATTTAATTTAACTGATATAGGGAATTTGTTAAATGATGGTTCAAGGTTAGTATTTTCTAATTTGTATAAATCATGTACTTTAGTAAATAAATTCCAATTCTCTTCAATGGAACGTGATGATGTCACTATTTCCCATCCTTTACCTTGAATCTTATTACCTTTAGAATCAGCCTTATGTTTAGATGATTTTAACCAAATGATACCATTTTTGGTTACTTTTTCCTCAAATGTTTCATTCCAGCATGTTGTATAAGCAGCTAACTGTAAGTCATATGAAGTATGAACACTATTAGATGTTTTGATATCTAATATCCATAACTCATCTCTCATTCTAACAACTAAGTCACAAGTACCTGCTATTTTATGAGCATCTGAGAATAAATGGATTTCACTTTCAATAAGTTCTGGTTTTTCTGTTTCCCAAAACTCAACAAATTTGAGTAACATTTGCCATACATTAAGAGAACATACAGCGTTTCCTTTTTCATCTAACCAATCAATCTGTTCACCAGTTAAATATTTTTCAATTAAACTGTGTGTTTGAGTACCCTCATCAGCAGATTTTTTAGCAATGATATCTGCATTATGTCCTACATCTTTAAGCCAGTTTTCAAAAAACTTACCTTTAGGAAAGTATTGTAAAATACTAGTCACTGATGGGTAATATTCTCCATTTCGATTATAAAATCTAGTGTCTAAGAAATTTACCTGTTTACTTTCATTATCAACTTCAAGTAAACGTTTAATACTCTTTTTATGTATTGAATGCCCTTTTTCTATCATAAGATTTGTAATTTTTTCTCAAGTAAGTTTGAGAAGGTTAGAGGTAAAGTGTTTTGGATTAAATTAGTAAAGTTTTCAAAACCCATATCACTTGGGTCTTTTTCGTTTAGGTCTACTAAGTAAACTTCTTTACCTTCATTCATTAATTGTTCACAAAAATTTAAGGCTTGCTTTATAGCATCTTTATCTAAAGCAATATATATTTTTTCAACTGTTGAGTTAATGATTTTTTTCATTAAACTAGGTTGAAGAGTTTTACCTAACAATGGTATAGCATTACGTTTAATAGCTATAGCATCAAACATTCCTTCACACAATATAATTGGCGTATTCCAATTAATAAATAACTCTAAACCAATGATATCTCGAGTTACATCAGGATTACGATACTTAACAGAAGCGTTTTTATCGTAGTTTCTTGCAGTGAAATAATTGAGATTTCCTTCATTATTGTATGAAGGTATAATAATCATATTAGCATATCTACCAAACTCACAATATCCAATATTATACTTAATAATATCTTCTTTAGTGATGCCTCGTTTCTTTAAATAATGAGTAGCATGTTTAGTAGATAAATTATCAGGTGGATTAACTAATGATATGAATTCCTCTGGTAAGGAAATTTTCTTATTTTCAACTACTATTTTAGTATCAGTGGAGGCTGATTTAACTAATAATTGTAATTCATTTATTTTATTAGACTCGGCTTCAATTTTTTTAAATAAGGTAATTAATTTTTTACCTTTAAATCCACAAACCCAACATTGATATGATTGAAAATGAGGTGATGTTTCTTCTAAATTAACTTCTAATTTAAGTTTATGATGTTTACATTCAGGACAATGGTATGCTCTATTTCCTTTAGATGTTGGTTTTCCTCTACCTAATACAGAATCTATCAAATACACTAAAGCATTGTCAGCCATAACTTTAATATAAGAATAACATTTTAGAAGGCCTAACTTTAGGCTATAAAATATTTAAATGTATATCCTTTTAAAGTAGGATACGGATATTTTCCTTTTACAAATGAGCATAAACATCCCTTACTTATATTCATCTTTTCACTACATTCTTTAATACTAGAAAATATCTCTTGAGTTTCAATACATTGAATTTTTTTAACTTTTTTTCCTATTTTATTTTTAGATATATTTTTACATATTTCTTCTTTCTTTTCTCTCCATACTTTCTTCATCATATTAGATAAATCATTTCTATGTTTGTCAGTTCTTTTATATTTTAAAAATGATTTTAATTTCATAAAATTGCTATGTTCTGGTCTTTTTTTACCAGTCCAAGATGGTTTAGAAGCCAATTTAATATTTAAACCATTAATATGACTATTAAAAGACTTTATGTAAAATTCTTCTTTATCATTTAATTGTTCTATAGAACATTCCTCAATAACTTCAAATGTATGATTTTCAGGAGTATATTTTTTAAGTGAGTTATATAATTTAATTGATTGAGCACATTGGAGTTTTTTATACTCTTTAAAGCGTCTATCAATATCAATAGATTGCCCTATATATATTTTTCCTTTAGGATTTGTTATTTTATAAATTCCTACCATTTATTATAAATATTAGAGAATTTACCTAAAATATCAAAAATCAGATCTAAAATATTTTCCAGTTATATTATCATTATAGCAATCCACTTGCAACACATCATATTTACATTGCATTGCTAATTCCCAATATGTTAAGAGTTTTTTATTAGGACATATGATAATAATTTCACGCTGGAATTTATCTAAGCCTAATGTTTTAATATCTTCTAATAAAAATTTATTACTACCCCAATAATCAATCCAATTAGATTCCTTAGTAACTAATTTTTTGGTAGGTCTTTTACCTCGTTGAACTGGTAGTGCAGCGAGTTCTTTTTTGCCTAATTTAATATTTGTTTGGGATATAAGTTGTTTTTTACCAATATAAAACTTTCCAGTTTCTTTATTAGTAATCTTGTAAATAAAACCAAATGTGCTTTCAGGAAAATCTTCTATTTTTTCTATAACCTTATCTTTATATAACCACATTATCTATCTATATTAATCAATATTGTTGTGTCTGTTGTTGGTGAAGTTGGTACTGGTTGAGATAATTTACCTACAGCTAATAGATTCTGCTGTTCATCATATAAACCTACTGTAGTAACATAAGGTGAGAAATATGATTCTGTTACAAATCCATAAACTGTACCTTCTGTACTTCCTGATATGGTGCTTGGATTGAGTGTGAAATTGAATTCATTTTCTCTAATAGTACATTTATATTGAGTTTCATAAATTGTATATGAACTAGAGAATGAACAAGTTACATTAGATGAAGTAATAAAGTTTAATAATTCATCAGCAAAAGTAGCTCCACCACCATAAATCCCAGAACCATACAATGCTGTTCCATATATAGATCCACTAATGCTGTATGACTGAGAATTTCCTGTTATGACAATTAAACCGTGGGGATAAAATATATTTCCTACAATATTATTATTAAATAATATGTTTCCCTCCCCATCATCAGTTAAACTGCCACTATCGGTAGTAAATTTAAAAGAAGCAGGTTGAATATAATCACCAAATAAACGAACTGGGATAGATATAACCCCAACTATGTTGTTAGAGGCTGTAGGGAAAAATTTAGGGTATGTTAATGTAGTTTGAGGATAAGTATAGTAGGCTTGGTTTGAAGCAGACCCTACCAATCTATCTCCTTCAGTATCAAATCCAGGAATTAAAACTGGTCTACTAACAGGATCTCCATAACTAGAACTTAAATATAAAGCATAATAAAGTTCTTTGACAGAATCATATACTAGTCTTTGATATTGAGTACCCAATAATCCAGTTGTAGGTTCAATACTAGGTTCAAATAAAGAACTAGTTAGATTTTTTCCTAAAAGTCTATCAATACCTACATTTGAGTAGTTAAGAGCATTTGTAGAAGAAGCTTCTCCAACATTTATACCTTGAAATGTAAATCCCTTGTTAACTTCAAATGGAGTAACAATTATGTCTGAGGCTAGAAATTGTTTGTAAGCACCCATTCATCTTAGAAATCTAACTTAACTCTAACTAATGCTTCTTTCGTGAAGTCTTTCAATAAAGGTCTTGATAATTTAGCTACTGCTAACAATTCATTATTATCGTTATATAATCCAATAGTGGTTGGGAATGTTTGTGGGTTGTTAATAAAATTGTTATAAATAACCTCACCTGTACTTCCTGAGATAAAGCTTGGATTTTCTGAATAGTTAAATTCGGCATTTCTAGCTCTAACAAATATATAATCTGATGAAATTGTTTCTTGGCTATTTAATTGGAAGTTTCCTCCTAAATCAATAGCATTATAAATTACTCTATAATTTAAACCGTCTGAGTTATTTGAACGGCTAGCATCTACTTGAATTGAAGCAGAAATGGCTTTTGGGTTTAAAAGAATTGTCCCAATATCTGGTAATAACCAACCGTATGATCCTGAGGTTGCGCTATATCCGTTTGAATTAACTCCTGTAAATACATTTCCTGCTGCTCCACTTACAATTTGGAAAACACGACCTGCGTCATTGAAAGTTACAGTAGGTACAATTTGACTATTGTCAGTTAATGATAATAAACCACCACTTCCTGATAAGTATAAAGTTAATGAACCTGGAAATAAAGTTTCTTTATAACGAGTTCTATCAACTGATATAGCGAAAAATTCTGAAGATGTAACATTTCCAAAAACAAAATCTGTGTTTTCATCTCCTAAAATCAAATTTTGATATTGACCATAAGTTGTCATTGTAGGAGAAACATATGGAACTGCGTTGTTATAGTAAGAACTTCCACTACCTAAAGCGTTACCATAAGTAACAGCGAATTGAACTGCTGCTGAGGTATCTGTAGAGGCAGTTTGATATATATTTAAATAAAAATCACCAGAAGAACCAGCTTCTTGAACTGATGAAGTATAAAAGTCTGTTAAAGCAACAGTACCACCAGACCATAATGTGGCTGTGATGGAATCTGAACTTATTACAAAATCTTCAGGATCTAAACGTTTAAATGACATGTTTTATATTTTTATGATATTTTTGTTACAGTTACAGGAATTGTTAAGCGAGCACCACTATCTCTACCTTCTACCATTAATGTGGCTTGCAATTGAGTATTTGAACCAAATAATGTATTAACAGTAGTAGCTCTTAAGTTTAATGTTGTACCAACAACTGTTTTAGAAACACTTGTACCTAATGTAGTTGTAGTATTTAAAGCTTGAGCAGATGGAGTATTAATACCTACACCTTCAAATGTATTAAACAAACGAACATCTGAAATTGTGAATGTATATCCTGATGTTTCGTAAGTATTACCACCAAAATAATTTAAGGTTTGAGGTGTGATTGATAATGAAGCTCCTTGTTTAATAACAATAGCGGTATATCCAAGATCAAGAATAGGCATTTTAGCTGTACCTCTAGGAAGAGTAGTAAGCTTATATTTCATGATTTGGGTTTCCAAAGGAAATGCTTCTAATAAAGGCATATTCACAATTGCCTCTCCATAATAAGCAGATCCTGAAGGATGGTCAGGATTATATAAAGTATAGTTAACTTCATCATCAGCTAAAGCAAATTGAGTGATTCTAAATGAACCATCATTTTGTGCTAATAATTGTCTTCCTTTAGTTGTTAAGATAGCGTCTACTGTAATTACACTATTATTTAGATATCCCATTTTTCTAGTATTTTATTATAAATATTAAAGTTATAAAAATATTTACAAAAGGCCAGCTTTTCTAGCTATTTGTAGATAATCTAAGTTTGGATCATAATTTCCAGGTATTAGGAAACCACTTCCAGCTTGATAATCGTTTATATATACAAAGGTTTCATTTGGTATTCTTCTATATATTCTAAATCCTTGGTCATTACTAGCACTAGGGAACTGACTAGCTGTAATAGGAGAATCTAAATAAAAATAAAAATTATTTCCATCTACTGATTGAGACATAATTATTCTTTCTATTACATCTGCTGATCCTGATGTTCCTTGAAGAGCATAATATTCATCTATTGAACTAGTAGGGTAAAATCTAATAATATCATATTGTTGGGTAGGAAATAGGGAACCTTCAGAATTAATCATTCCAGATTCAGCTCCCCAATATTTTCCAATACCTAGTCCTGGTGGTTTGGTGTTATTACTTATAAATAATCTAGTAAAAGATAGTGAACCATATGAAGAAGTTATAACTGAAGAAATTTGATCACTTCCTGATAATATAAAATAAGGTGACACGGTAGAACTGAATGTGAATGGACCTTGTCCTGTATATAAAGATAAACCAAATGTTCCACTAACTGCCATTAATGAATTAAAATATGCTCCTCCATCATATACTGAGGCTGTAAATGTTTGGTCTCCAACATTCTCTGTAGTAAAATATACAGTAACATTAGATCCTTTTTTGAATAATTGTTCAACAGTAAATAAGTTATTATTAGCCTGGGATAGTCCAGTTATTGTACCATCTGAATTAACTAAACTTATTATATGTACACCCGCTCCTCCTGTTCTAATTTCAGGATCTGCTCCACCCATCCAATCAAACACAGCAAATTTATCTGATAAAGTTTGAACTGAAGGTGTTTCTCCATAACTAGTATCTCCATTAGTCCATACATTTTCATTTTGTTGATATAATCTAACACCATCATATCTAGGTAAAATTTGAGCTCGAGCTGTATAATTGTAGTCTTTTACTTGAGCATACTCAGCTGATTGTGATAATATTTGTTGGAAATTTGAAGGTATAATAGAACCATCATCATAAAGTACTCTTCTAAAGAAACTTCCAATTTGATTTTCATCAATATTATTCATCAATACATCACAATCACTGTAATTGAAATTTTCAACTAAATATGGTTCTAAAACTGTTAGGTTAGAGGATGATTGAGGAGTAATAGATTGAGTAAATGCCCAATTTATTGATGTAACTTGAATATTACTAGGAGAATCATTAAGTACTCTTAATATATAACTACTATTTTCAATAAATGATGCTGTTCCAGAAAAAGATACTATTTGATTTGCTCCAGATATATTAGCAGTAGCACTAGCTATAGAAGATCCACTTATTGGAGTTAAGTAAAAAGCTATAGCTTGAGTACCAGATGTATTTGAAAATTCTGCTGAGATGTTATAATTTATCTTTACATTAGGAGTATCTCCAAATGTATATATACCTGTATTAAAATAATTTAATACATCTGTATTTACAACATAATGTGCTGTTAAGTCTGCTAATTCACTTGGTAAAACAGTTTTAACAAATAAAGAAGGAATAGAAGCACTAAAACTATAATTTCTTATATTATTATCAGCTGATGAAGTAATATTAACTCTAGGAATCTGATAAAGGTAATAATCTGGGTATTCAGTAATATTAACAATAGGATAATCAGCTATACCATAGTCACTAAATTTAATTCTAAGATTATTTAATTCTTGAAGAGATAAAGTATTGTCATTTCCATCAAGATCTTTTCTAGCTATTTTAACATAAATAACTCCATTTCCTTGAGCTAGGAAAACTGGTTGTTGATTACCTCTTGAAACTACGGGTCCGGATGATGCTACAGGCATATTTATTTAAGAAACAGGTGGTGAATAAGGATTAACAATATTTTGAATTGGATTTCCAGGAACATATGTTGGAGGATCATATAACCAATATATATAAATTTCTCCATCATTTGGTGTTGTATTAGGATCTAAAAAGTTACCTAATGGTATTTCTCTACCCGAACCTGATGATAAATAGAAATATACTTCATAATTAACAGGAGTAGTGTTAACTGTTAAAAACTCTACACATTCAGGATCAATTAATCTTTGATCTGTTACTTGTATAAATGATCCACTATATTCACCATTAATAAATTCTTCTTCAGTATCATGAACAAATGGAACTATACCAACAGGTGTATTGTTTGAACCATCCCAAGATTGAGTGATATTAACAAATAAATTAGTTGTATATACTCTACCATCAAAATTAGGAGTAGCTCCACCCGCACCTCCTGAGATATGTTCTATAGGAAATGATTGTTCATCAGTTGAAGCTATATATGTTTTCTGTCCATATGATAAGGATGGAAGACTGTTTATAGATCCGGTTATTGTTATATCTTTTAATGACATTAATATCCTATATTAATTTGTTTAGTTGTTGGACTACCCACATACGCTATGGTACTATTAGTTGTTGACTGAGGCAAGGGATATTTACATCTTTCTAATAAAGTTGGTTTTATTACAATACCTGAGGCTAAACCTGATCTAGCAGGTGTAAAGTCTTGGATCATTTTAAATAGTGAGTTATCGTAAAACTTAATAAGTCTTATATAATCCCACAGATTATAATTATGAGTGTATTTAGAGAAGTATTCATCTCTTAATCTATTAAAATCAGGATAATAAGTTAATGAAGATGAAACTTGTCTTGGATCACCAATATAATCACCTATATTGAAAGAACCAAGTTGAGATATAATATCATCATTTACTTCATCTTGAGGTGAAAATGCTGCTTCAACATAGTCAACATCTTTAGTAAAGTTTTCTACTGAGAAAGACTGTTGTTGAATTGATATATATTGTGATAAAGTATTTCCTGAAGGGTAAGAAGCACTTATAATTTTGATTTTCTCAGATACAGCATTTTTAACACCAGCAGCAAATTGATCTTGATATACTGTTTCATAATTAGGTTCAAAACTAAATGAACCTGATAAATAATAGTAACTATCTCCTGTTACAAAAGATTGCGTAACTGGGTATTTAGATATTCCTGGATGTACTGATGTTCTTGTTGTTTGTGTAACATCATTATCCAATACTGATCCTAATGGCGCTCTAAAGTATAAGGAATTAGGTGATGATTGAGCTCCTTCTAATTGATTTCCTTCAATTGATTGAGGATTCATTACATAATCATCAAATACTGATTGTGAAAGAGCATAGGTATATAATCTCCACTCTTGGAATGAACCAGAGAATGGATAATGAGTGTTACCACCTATTGTTGTACTAGAAGTATATGATAAGAACATTGAACCTGTAGGAGAACCTAAAGCCACTGTCACAGACGCTGATCCAGAGAATCCTATACTATTTCCATCATATCCATCATAAATGTTATTAGCGGCAAATATTGTATTTATAGCACCTGGTTTTCTAGTAGCCATCACAGACCACCATCCACCATCAAAAAATGGTAAATAAATACTAGCAGATACACCAGTTGATAGTCTTACAAATTTTAATGTACCATAAGTATTATAAGGATCTACTATTGAACCTGAGTAAGAACCACTAGTATTACCTGATCCAGTATATTCTAATGTTAAAGCATATGAATTGTTATATGATAAAATTTGGTAGTAAGGACTAGTTGAAGGAATACCATTAGTTTTAAATCTAAATTCATTGGTTGTTTCTAAAGAACTACCTAATCCTGATGCTGTAAATGAGGTTTGAACCCATCCATTACCTTCTGTATAAAAATCATAGTTAAATACATCTTGAAAGTTGTCCCAGTTGTTAACTATAGCTTTTGACTTACCTCCAAATTCATTAATACGGACAATAGTATCAGGAATACTATAAATATTTACTAATAATCTTAAACCTTCAGTTGTACCTTTTTTCTTTAATAGTACAGGTAAGTTATGATAAATGCGTTTGTAAATTTCTTTATTAGTATCATTTAATGATAAAACTGAACTTGAATCAGACGCTGTAATATAAGTATTTGTGTATTCATATCCTGTGGGTGTTGGTAAAGATCCTGTTGTATAAGGTAATAATAAAGTACTACCTGAAGGAGTTAAACCAAGTAATGCAGAATATATATCAGCTTCTGAGAAGTTGTTTTGGTATATTTTTACACCTAAATCACGGATTGCTTGAGCTACAAGATCTTTAGAAATACCATAATTTAATCTATTATCAGCGTCAAACTTATTAGTAATGTCTTTTAAATAAACCCATACATTATCAAAGTTTTGTCCAATCATTTGAGTGAACAAGAAGTATGGTTCATTTGTGTCATCCTCTCTTAAATAAGTAGGAATAGCATTTATTAAAGCATCATTATTTTCTGAGTCATAAAATGAGGCTGATAATGATTGAGTTGTAAACCAAGCTATAGCAGTAGCACTTCCTACAGAATAATTAATATATGGAGCTACAGCGTTAGTTTTAGGCCAAGCATGACTTTCAGAATTATAATATAAATAATATTCATAACCATCAAAATTAGTTATAATGTCATTTATTTTATTATCCCAAATATTTTGACTAGAAGTAACATAATAGTTAGAAATAGTATTATTTGAGTAACTACTACTTACAGTATATTCTTCAATTAAAGATAATTTATAATAAAAGTTTTCTAATCGAGTTTGAGCTGATGAGAAATGAACAAATTCTGAGTAATCAGAGTAGTCTATATTAATTTCAATTCCTCTTTCAGCCAATATGCTATTAATTTGATATAATAGACTTCCTGAGCCTAAAGTAGATGAATTTAGTTGTAAAGTATTTTGGTTAATATAAGGAGTAGAATTATTAATCTGATCTTGAAGATTTAAATTAAAATTAGGGCCGCTAATATAATTTAATTGTTCATCAAGAGTAAATACAGTTGTTAATTCAATTTGATAAGCTAAAGATTCTGCTATCTGTTCTACAACCCAACATTGAGTATTAAAAGTAAACTCATCAGGTAATGGTTCATATAACTTAATTAGAACAGTAGGATCATTAGGATTAGTATTATCTAAAGCTATATTAACAGCAATTACTAATCTATTATCTCCAAAATTTAAATAAAAGTCTTTATATGAAGCACCAGCATTAGCTATATCAAGTGCTAATTGGTTTGTTAAATCAACTACATCAATATTAGAAATCTGAGTAGTATTTAGTCTTAGCTCAGTTCTATCAGTACTGATATCTTGAATATAGAAAGTACTGTTAACTGATGAAGATAATTTTCTTCTTAAGAAATTATATATTGTATAGTATTGTCCTTCAGTATAACCAAGTGATTCTAAGTCAATTTGAGGATCAATTACAACAATATTATCTCTTATTTGATAACCAGGATAACCAGCAACATTACTATAAAGAGTAGTTTGGTTTAGATCTAAAATAAAATATTCTAAATAGTCTTGAGTAGGATCAAAAGTTACTTCTGTCTCAAAGTTAGATATAAGTGCTTCATCCTGAGAACTATAATTCTGAAGTTGAAGTGTATTTGGATCTACAGATAATATGTTAACTATTTTATCCATTAAATGTTAAGAGCTTGACTTCCTGATAATTGGGTTTCTATTAATCTTTGGTTTAATTCTAAATTTTGAGCTTGTAATAAATTAATTTCATCTATTAAAGCTTGTATATCATTATTAATAGCAGTTGAACCAATATATTCAGTACTAGTTTTTATAAGGTACTCATGAGAATTTACTTCTCCAAATTTTGGTATTTGAAAAAACAAATCAGTATAATATTGAAAAAATTCATCAACTGAAATTGTGGGTGTGGTAGCTGCCGCTTCAGTTGGAGTTGGAGTAGTTGCTAATTGTGAAAAAGTTGTATCAATAACCCTTTCATATTGATTTTTAGCATAAACTCTTTTACTTAAATTAACTTTTTCTCCAGCCATTACCCATTAAGTATTTTAAAGTTGTAATCATTATCTAATACAACAGTACTACCATCAATAGTTGTTTGAATTAAAATTTTATAATATCTTTCTGGTTGTAAACCATCCATATATAATGTGAAGTAACTACTTGTAGCATCAGCACTTAATTTAGTATAAGTTGAATCAAAATCAACTACATATTCATTAGTGTCTAAATCTTTAACAGCATAATAAGAAGCTGTTGGTAAGTAGTAGTTTTGAGTATAGTAAGATGAAGTTATAAATGTTCTAGCAGGGTATTCAGGTCTTGAATATACTCTAAATTTGTTAATACTTCCTGAATAGAAATATCCTGGATTGTCTCCTACTGTCACTGTAAATGGGTTTACAGTTAAAATAGTATTTGTAGAAGATCCAGTATTAAACGTATAGTCATCCCATCTAAACTCTAAACATGGAGGATAAATAGTATGAGTATCAATTGAAAAATATTTTATTTTAGGTTGAACATTTTCATTATTAATAAATTCAGTTTGTTGTTTAACAATGAATCCATCATTAGAAATAGAAGAACTAAACCATTGAGATACAATGTCTGTTACATTAACGTCTATATCTTTATCTGAGTAGTAATCAAACTGTTGTGAACTTGAATAATTAGTATACCATGTTCCGCCACCTGGATCTACTGATGCGGAATATGAACCTGTAGAGTTAGCAGCAAATGAGCTAGTAGTCCATGGAATACCACCTTGATAGTCTCTCCAAATCCAACTTGTTCCATTTTGAGTTTGAGGAGAATTTAAGTATTTTCCTGTTCCCATATTCCATGATTGAGAGACAGGATATATTTCTAAAGTAGTATTAGCATTTAAAGCATTTACATCAGCTATAAAACATATTAAATTAG